AATATAATATCTTCTATTTGCCCATGCAAATCTTTCTCGAAATAATGTTCAAGTTTTTCTTTTGGTTTCCATGTTAATCCACTGTCACTATATCTTTTACCTTCAGCTCCAACTAAAATTGGATTAGACGTATCCACTGATTTAACAAATGTCCAGTCTTTATAAGCCATGAATTCTTGTGGTAATGAACATCCAAGTAAATGATGATAGAATGTTGGTCTAATTACTTTATTAGCAACTAAACGTCTAATAAATTCCATTCTACCATACATTGATGCTTTTAAATGGTCTAGTCCTTCATATTCGTTCTGATATGCAATGCTAGAATGATTGAATGCAATGTGAGTGTAACCTAAATCAACTAGTGTTTGGTATGTAGTAATCAACTCACCCATGTCTTTACCTTGACATACTGCCATTAAGTTAACACCTTCTGGAATGTATTGTTTGTAGTTAATTATCCAACTTTTAGCATTTACTAATGTTGTATTAGAATCATTCCAAGCATCAGGAACAATAAATACATTTGGGCGAATTAAATTAATTTTTTCTAATAAATCTTCAGTTGTGTGTTCTACCCCCTCAAACAACCCATTATCCATGATAATAAAGCGTTTGTGTAAACTTGAATATTCGAAGAAACTTCTATATTCATCATACTGATCAATTAAATGTGGAAGACAATAGTCGTAGTCGTTCCATTTATAAGCATAGCGCATTAAGTCTAAAGGTAACTCATGACTAATTTTCATAGTGTTTTAATTTTTTCTTTAAATTATTGATTCTAATTTGACAATACCACTTTCCCATATTACCCGATGCATTAGCATATCTTTCCTCCCAATATTTAATACCTTGATTTGTTTTAGCGTTTGCTTTTTCAAGTATATTTACATCATAATAGCTGTTGTTTTCTAAATTTATTTCTTCCCATAATCCTTCAGTATGATGAGGATGTTGTTGCTCATGCTCTTCACGAAGCATCTTGCGACGTGATTTTTCGTAGTTTTTTTCAAATTTTTTACTCATAGATAGCGGTATTTTTAGCGTGTTCCATGAATTCTACTCTCACAACACTAACTCTACCACTAGTTTCTTCTTGAACGAATGTGTTCAGTTTTTCAAAAATATATTTGGCAAATTGCTCAGCACCAACAGCTTCTAGCTCTCTTAGCTGAATGATACCTAATTCATTCATTGTTCTAAATCCACCAATGCCTGGATCGTCTGTAGCTACAATTGTAGTATGGTCGAACATATAGTTCATCCATTCTTTAGGATTTTTTCCATCAATAGTACCGTTAGCACGTTTCATACCTCCGAAGTCCCAAACCCAATTACGTTCGTCTAGTTCACCTTCGAACCATACTCTAAATGATACACCATACCCATGAAGGAATCTGCAGTGGGTACCTTCTGCTTTCCATTGACGGAATACGCAACTGAAACCGTCGAATAATTTTGTTGATTGAAACTTTGACATTTTAGTCTTTATTTTTTATTGTTGTTGTTGGCCTGAACAATATAGCGGCCATTAAATTTAATCCTACTGCTTGCCAAAACGAAATATAAGGTAAATTAAATAAATTAGGCATTAACCAGTTCCATAATAGTTGTAATGGAAGTCCTAATAACATAACTACCAGCATAATCAAACCGATAACGGTTAATACACCTTCAAAACTATTCTTCATCTATTTCTATTTTAATTTCTGATAATGATTGTTCTACCTTAGATGCAATTTCAAGTAATTCACTCAACATTGCTGTTTGTTGTTCTGGTGTTGCTACAGTTATGTTTTTCTGTATTTCGAGCACTCGCTCGTGCATTTTATTCGGCTCCATTGTTAAAATTATTATGCGTAAATTTAAGTATTTTCTCTGACACTACCACCCTTCCTTTAGTATGTTTTGGAACATAAGGACAGTGTCTGCACCCATTACCACAGCACTGGCCGCGTTTAATATGAGCGAGCGCTGTGAAAATCACGCGCTCGCCTTCTATGTAATAATCTACATTATTTACTAGATCTTTACTCATATTATACTATTTCACAGGCACCCCCAGCACACGCTGCTTGATCCATTAATGCTGTTTCATCGCTAAATTCAACAACCTTACTTAAATCAATTGAATGTAAATGTTGAGCCATTTCATTGAATTGTTCTTCAGTAATATCTTCGAATGGAGCTTGTTTGTAAGTACCTCCAAAATAAGGTAATACTGATAAACCATTGAATGTGTTTCTATTTTCCCACATCCATTGTCCTACTTGTTCCCATTCGCCTTCTTGAATTGATACAGTTGCAGATACGTTGTTTGTGTTAGCACCTTTACGATGTCCTTTCTTAACCCACTGCATGTTAAATTTCTTAACACGCTCTAACATATCCATTACGTTTTCAGTTCTTAAAATAGAACCTACTGGTGCCTTTTGAGGTACTGAAATCACAGCTTGGATTGTTGGTTTGAAGAAATCATCTTCAACTAATTCTGGGTGGTTAGCTGCTAGGTAAGAGTAAATAGCTTCGTTCTTACCTACACGAATACGTCTGATATAGAAGTCATTGTGCCAAGCATGAATACCACTTGCAGTACCTAATACTAATGAGCTAGTACCTGATGGTTTAACTGTAGTTACACGAGCTGCTTTGTTAACACCAATGATTTCAGCTACTCTTGCATTTTCTTCTTTAGCTAAATCAGCTGCTTTCTTTAAATCATAAGCTAATATAGTTCCAGATCCAATACCTGTCATACCAACACCCAGTAAAGCATCTTTTTCAGTTGTTTTACGCCATACATCTCTTAAGTAATGGAAATCAGTGTATGCTGCTTGTAATGTACCGATGAATGCACCTACACGTACTCTTTCGTTTAAGTCTTCTTGTGATTCAACATTTGAAACGTTTACTTCACATAAGTTACAGAACTGATAAGAACGTAAAGCGATTTCACAACATGGGTTAGTACCCCAATCTTTATCATTTGAGAAATAAATACCTGGTTCACCAGATCCACTTAATTCAATTTTCTTCCATAATTTGAAGAATTCTTCTTCATCAATTTTATGGCGCATTACAACTGCAGAGTTGTTAGCACGTCCTCTTTGTGGATTTTCTTCCCACCAATTACCAAACTTACATGTTAACATTGCTTCATCATCCAAATTGAATAATGAAATTAATGCTGCACGTCTGATACCACCAGATAACACTGCATCAGCAATATGACAAGCCATATCATGAGCATCAATTGATGTTAATCTGTCACCATTTTGTTTACGATCAAATACTTTTTGTAAGTTGAATAAACATTCTTTTAATGGTTCAGGACCAGGTGCTTTACCACCTACAGTGATTAACTGAGCGCCTTTTGCTCTGATGTCTCTAAAGTCGAATAAAGGCAAAGGAGCACCCGTAAAATACGCTTTACAAAGCATTCTCACAGCATCAGCCCATCCTTCAATACTGTCGCCTATTAGGTATCTTTTTTGTTTAGTTGGTACCTTAATTTCAGGTAGTTGATCTACGTGATGTGTTTGTACTGAGTAGCCTACTCCGCATCCGCTTAATAATAAGAACATTATTTCGCTGAACGAACGCCAATCATCAATAGGCAGAAAACTGCAATTAAATATACGAGCATTATTAAGTTCAATGGGCTTGCCCGCAAACTGTAAGCTACGCATTGATGGTAAAACCTTTTTAGCGTAGACCAATTTATAAGCTTCTTCGATTTCATTTTTTAGTTGGGGGAATTTAGTTTGATGCATTTCTTTATTACGCGTAACTAATTCAGTCCATGTTTCTCTTCTTTTCAATTCAGGCACATACTTAGCGTACTTCATGTACGTCGTGATTTCGCTAAGAATCTCTTGCGTTACATCCATTTTCTTTTAATTTTTATTTTAGTGAGTTAATAGTATCTATGTATATTGATTTTGGTTGAGCACCAGTAAAACGTTGTTTTGCTACTCCGTCTTTCTCAAAGATAACGGTAGGAATTGAGGTTACAAAATTTTCTTGTGCCGCTTCTTTATTTTCATCAACATCTATTGTTTCGAATGTAACATCTGGAAAACTTGCTTGTATTTGTTCGAAAATTGGTGCTAACTGACGGCAGGGTTGACACCAACTGGCTGTGTATCGTTTTACTTTTATCATTTTTATATTTTATTGTTTAAATTTCCAAATAAATCCATAAGCTGTTTTTTGTTCCCCTCGGCAAACAGCTCCAATGCCATCACTATTAGGTTTATTTAATTTTATCTGTGCAGCCATTTGTGACTCCCATTCTTTAATAAAATTACCCTCTAAATCGTATTGTAATATTGGTTTAGAGTACCATGTGTTTTTTCTTCCTTTTAAGTGACTTCGGTTAGCTTTAATTTTGTCCTTATGCTCTTTAGTAAGAGGTTTTCCTTTATGAGCTTTAGACATACCTTTAGTTTTAATACTAATTTTTTTATTTCTTTCTTTATCAAAAGTAACAGTAGTTAAACCGCCACCTCCATTATTTTGATTTGTTAGTTTAAATCCCCAGGATTTAAATAAACTAATATAATAAGCTTCCCAAAATCTCCAATCACATGTATCTACTTCTTCTAATACTTCTACTATAACATTTGAACCATATGTTCGCCTATGGTTATATTTTCTATTATTAACATTGTTGGTTTTACCTATATAGAATGGTATTCCATCTTCCTTACATAAGTAATATATTGTTGTTTTCATCGACAATAAATATACTAAAATCCAAGGACCACACCAAATTTATTTTTAAATATTTTGCAAGTGTAGTTATAAATATAGTATATACCTTAATTAATTCTCAAGCTTGAAAAACTTCTGTTGAAGTAGTTGCCTTTCTTCTGCACCCACACTTGAGAAATCGTTCACAGATTTATTTTGGGAACCTGTCTCAATATCATCGTCATCAACTGGGCTTTGATCTATATCAATATATCCATTTGATGTGTTAATTCTGGATCTAAATGTCATACCATCAGCACCATAACGGTTTTTCATGATGTGCCAGTTACCAGTTCCTTCAATTTTATCTTTACGTTTACGTGCTAATGATAAGATGATATCTCCAATCATAATTTTCTCATATGATCCAGCCGCATTATCACCTTCGATAATATCAGATTTAGCAGCGCCTCTATTTGCTTGTGATGGTGATACAACAGGTATACCTTTTTCTTTAGCAAAGGCTTTAGCAGCAACATAAACATCATCAATTTCTTCTTTACGTTCTTTTCTAGAACGTGTACGCATGTAATCTAGATAGTCAATGATAATTAAATCTGGTTTAAAGTCATTCTGGTGTTCTAGTTGTTGTAAGTGGGCTTCGATTACATCGAATGATGCTCTTTTAGGTGGGTATTCTTTGATGATTACTTTACCTTTTACTTTACCTACTATTTCATCTACTTCTTTACGGTGTAAATGTAATTTATCAACTTCAATACCCGAAAATACAGCATCGTATCTTTTACCAACATAACCTTCACCTAATTCAAGTGAATAGTGTACTACATTATATCCTAATGCTGCAGCATAAGCTCCCATTGCTGTAATAGCCCATGACTTACC